CGTCGGGCAATGCATTTAAGGCTGCTACTGCTAACCATCACGCGGTATAAGAAGTTCTATGGGCGAAAATGGTAGGACTAGGGACATACGTGCCTTCTTCATACGCTTTTACCAACCTAACCGCAGACACTACGGATTTAGATATTGATATGGGTGGATCTAATAGAGTTACTATAGGTACTTTCGATGTTTACTTTGTTTTAAATGCTACGGCAGTTACAGACGCAAACTATTCAGTAGGCGCTGGTAATAAAATTTATAAAATCTCTGATTGTGTTTTAGATGAAGCTCAGATTGACTTTGATGTTGACGGACTAGCAGTGTGTAACTGGACAGGTCTTGGTAAACTTCTTACCTCTGAAACAGCCTATGACGCAGGTGCTGCAGTAACAGAAGGCCTAGCCTCTACTACTAACTACATTCGTAATAAGTTGACAGGACTAACAATTACAGCAGATGACGCAACTACATACCCAGGTGCTGGTGCAGGCGTATATAACTTGGTATTAACTGGGGGATCTATTACTGTATCTAATAATGTTACATTCTTAACACCTCAAACATTGGGTTCTATCAATACTCCGTTTGGCCACATTACAGGCACAAAAGAAGTATCAGGCAACTTTACTTGCTACTTAGATAGTGGTACTAATGGAGATTCTGCAGACTTCCTAGAAGATATTGCAGCGGATAAAGCTACTATCACTAATAGTTTCGCGTTAGGATTTATTATTGGTGGAACGGGTAATACTCCAAGATTAGAAGTAGCGTTACCAACGGCGCACGTAAAAGTACCGGTCCATGAGATTGATGATATTATTTCAGTAGATGTAGAGTTTATGGGTATCCCATCTACAATTTCTACAGCGGATGAAATGACCCTGAAGTATGTTGGTGCGTAAATAATCAATATACCTAAGATAAATTCTTCTTGACATGGTGGTGGAATTTAAGTTAAAATAGTTGTTAGTGGGGAGGTGTGTCTATACCTCCCCCTTTTTTGTATAATAGAAAGGACAAAGAATGAGAATTAGTAATATAATAACAGACAAAGTTGTCGCAAAAATTCCTTACCAAGGCAAACCAGAATTTGTAGTAGAGTTGGCCTACCTTAGTAGAGACGAGTTGTTAAAGCTACGTAAGGAAGCAACAACTAATGTCTATGATCCTAGTACTAGGAAGATGGAAGAGAAAGTAGATCAGGATATATTCCTAGAACAATATGCTAAGAAAGTGATTTTAGGCTGGGAAGGTTTGACTTTAAAATATCTTAAAGATCTTCTACCTATTGAGTCTTCAGATTCTGACGACACTGAAATTGGATACGATACAGAAAATGTAGTACAACTATTAAAACATAGTTCAGCCTTTGATGAGTGGGTGACTATGGTAACGGCGTCACTGGAATCTTTTCGTCACTCAACAAAAAATTGATATAGCCGATGAGCTAAGGAGATACCTAAACTCATCAGATTCAAATATGAGCTTAGAGAAATATCTTATGATATGTAAGGAACTAGGTAAAAGTCCAGACCCTAAAAAAATGCCTATAAATTTTGAGGATTTATGCCATGAAAATCAATTAAGTGTAGCAATATTTTCTAAGCTATCAAGTAATATAGTTGGTGATATAGGTTACGTAGGTAAAAGCCTATCAGGAATAGGAGTATTATTTGATATTTATAATATAAGAGATAAAATTTTCTTACTAGATTTAATATCACTACTTGATTCTCATAATATAGAGAAGTCAAGTAAAGACAGAGCCCAAGCTCTCAAAAAGATGAAAAAAAGTGGCGGATAAAAAGTTTAGAATTAAGGTTTCCATTGATAGCGTAAAAGAAGCTGCAGATAAGGTAGGTAAAGTCTTTACAGACACCCTACCAAAGTCTGCAGCTAAAGCTGTTGAAAAGGGTTTTGATGCGCTGCCAAAAGTTATTTCTCGCCAATTAAGCCCTATAGCTAAGGTTACTGATCAAGTAGAAAAGGCTGCCAAAGCAGCTAACTCTCGTCTTAAGTCTTTTAAAGGTGTACTGCAAAGCATTGGACAAGAGAAAGTTTCTAAACTTTCTAACTCTCAAGTTCAGGGAGTATTCGGAAATACTTTGGGTAAAGAATCTAAAGATTTAAAACGTGTTTTAGACTCTGTAGGTATGAAAACTAGAAACTATAGTGCTTTTCTAAAGAAGAGTGAAAAAGAATTAGTTAAAAAAACTAGAGCAGAAAAGGAAGCTCAGAGAGCTATTAATAATACCTCTAAAGCCGTACTTAAAAGAGTCGAAGCTGCAGAAAAAGCCGAAATTAAAGAAGAGCGAGAGCGTACTAGAATATCTAGACGTAAAACTATCCTTAAAAATGTTTTTTCAGATGACGATGTTTCTGGTTCAGGTAAAAATGCCAAATCAACTAATTTAAGAGGTGTAGCTCAACAACGTGGTGCCGCAGGTAGAGATTTCTCATCCCTAGCTTCAGTAGCTAACGGAGATAGTAGAGGCTTAGTGGCGGCTTATGCTACTTTGGCTGCTAATATCTTTGCATTAACTACAATGTTTCAACAGTTATCAGAAGCAGCTAAATTTGACCAACTTAAAAAGGGTCTTATTTCTTTAGGTGCTTCGTCCGGCCAAACTTTCACAGTAATGGCTAGAGGTCTTAGAGAAGTTACAGGATTGGCTATTAATACAGCAGACGCAATGAGATCTGTTGCACTAGCTACTTCAGCTGGGTTTAACCAAGAAGATATTGAAAAACTAGGTAGAGTAGCTAAAGGTGCTTCTATTGCGTTAGGTAGAAACCTAGGGGATTCTATGGATCGACTAGCTCGTGGTGCTATTAAATTAGAGCCAGAGATTCTAGACGAACTTGGTATCATGGTGAGATTAGACGACGCTGTAGAAAAATATGCTAACCAATTAGGAAAAGCAAAAAGTAGTCTTACTGCATACCAACGTAGGCAAGCCTTCATGAATGAAGTTGTAGAGCAAGGAGAGAGAAAATTCGGAGACATAGCTGATTCCGTAGACGTAAGTCCTTACGATAAGCTAACTGCAACTTTACAAGATTTAAATAAAGATGGTTTCAGAGCTTTAAACGCAGTTCTTACTCCTATTACTAAAATATTTTCAGACAATCCGTTATTACTAGCAATACCATTCACTATTCTAGCTAACACAATAGCATCAAAAGTTCTTCCAACCTTTGATAGCATGATTTCTAAGTCTAGCCAAATTACTGAGGGACTTAAAAAGCAGGCTGTAAAGCAACAAGACCAAGCTACTAAAGCAGGTAAGTCTACTACAGGTCTCAGAACAATTTTTAAAGATCAAAGTGTTGGTTCCGGAGTAAATAGAGATGTGTTATCAGGTCTTCGTAAAGAAGAAAAACATGTAGCCTCTTTAGGTAATACTTATAGAATTCTAACAGGGTCTAGAAAAGGAGTACAAAATCTAAAAATCAGGGATCTAGAAATAATTAAAAGAACTGTTGCAGTACAAAGTGCCCTTTTAAATCAAGAGAATAAAAAGATACAAGTATATGACGAAATGACTGCAACTCTTACTGCCCTAATAAACAAAGAAAAGCAGCGTATTAACAATCTAAAAGAATTTAGAGAACGAGAAAACAAAATCAACCTAGAAGGTAACATGGCAGCCGACTTGGAAAAATTCGAGACTAGATTTGAAGGTAGTGGCTTCTTTGGGCAAATTAGTGCTTTAGGAAGCTTTTATGTAGATGCGGGTAAAAACTCGGCAGTTTATTATAGACAAGAACGTAAAAACTTACTTAAACAACAATCTCAACTAGGTATTTTACGAACTACTTGGGGAACTGTTAGAAGATCCGCTTCACTAGCTGCTACAGCTGGCGAAGGCGCTATGAAAGCTATGTGGGTTAGTGCTCGTGCAACCTCTATGGTGTTAACTAGAATGATTCCTATAATTGGATTAGCTACTACAGCTTGGGGTGTACTTTCAGGTATATATAAGTATCTGTTTACAGTAAAAGAACTAGTATCTGCCAAAAAAGACCTTATGGATGTTATCGATCAAGTATCGGATAAGTGGGAGTCACTAGATAAAATACAGCAGAGAGCTACTGAAAGTGCTGCTGATTTCTCACAACAGTATGTAGTGATATCAAACGTTTTACAAGAGTCTGTTTCTGGTATAGAAAAACTAGAAAGAGCCCAATTAAAACTAAATAGAGCGCAAAAAGCGGCTAGAGCTTTAAGTAGGTCTTTCGAAGGTACTGATGCTGCTCAACGGGCAGAATTACGTCAAAGAGCGAGAAATGCACAAAAAGCATTAGATCCTAATATATTTAAACAGTCTGATAGTAAAGAGCTTAGAAAGTTAGGAAAAGAACTTAGTGAAGGTCCTATAGCGCTGCAAAAAGCTTTACGTGAAGCTGTAGAAGCAAAAGGTGGTTTCGACAAGTCTATGTCGAAAACAGAAGAAATAACATTCGCTAAAGAAGCATTGAATTTAGCTCTAAATGAGTTTAGGGATATGAATAAGATCATACCTGAACTTGAGCAGTCTTTCCAGTCTCTAGAGCGTAATGTTAGATCTTTCGTAACATCAGCAAAAGTAAAAACTCCAGTCGATGACCTACTAGATTCAATGAGTAACCTTAACAACGTCTCTAGAGAGTTGAAGAACAGTAATTTAGATGATAAGTTAATAATATTAAGTAGGTTTACAGCCGAGTCAAGTGATGAAGTGTTAAACTTATTAAGGTTATCAGAATCAGAAAGATCTACAATTAATTCTATAAAAGAGTTAGCTGTAAATATGGAAAAACTTAACGATGAGGCAGCTAAAAATGAGCTGAAGTCTCAAATTAAGGCCTTAGCTTCCGCTCTTCCTAGACTACCATTTCTTATAGAAGACATGACAGATAAAACCAAAAGTCTTAGAACTGAAATGGCTACTTTAAAGACACAAATTTCAGCAATACAGGGCGATAACACAGCTATTAAGTCTTTAAACTTAGTACAAGCTGAAGCAGAAATCCTAAAGAATAACATAGAAATAAAGATACGAGAAATATCTGTAGAGTCTATGAGACTAAATAAGCTGAAGGAGATGAATGCGGAGCTAGAGGCTCAAACCAATACTGAAAATGATATTCTTAAACTAAGAATGGAGTTAGCAGCTATACAAACTGTAGCATACGATAAGGCCCTGTCATCGGAGACTGCCTTAGCTAAACTTAGAAAAACAGAAGTATCTACGGCAAAAGCTAATTTAAAACTAAAGCAAGATTTATCTTCAGTAGAAAATAAAATAGCTTTCGCAAAAATTAAAGGTGAAACTAGTGCTGCACTATCTGATACTTTTATAAACCAAGCGAATATAATGCAAGCAGAAAATTTAGCTATTCAAGAACAAATAGCTACTGCTACAGAAAATACTAAGTCTAGAAATGAGCAAATATTTAAACTTAGCCAACAATTGAATAAAGTTAATCAGCAGACAATGGGATATAACTTAGAAGTTGCTGGTAACTTAAAAAAGCAGTTGAATATACTTAAAAATCAAAACACTAGTGAAGGTTTAAAAATAAAACTTCTTGAAAAAGAAGCTCAATTGGCAAATACCTTGCTAGTACCTAGAAAGGAACTTCTATCAGTTACCGACAAAATGGTAAACAATAGAAAAGAATTACTAGATCTTGATAATTCTAGAATTGATGCTGCAAGAGAATTAGCTACGGCTCAATTAATGCTTGCTAATGCTAAAGTATCTGGTATCGGACAACTAACCCCTGAGCAGGAAATAAGCGCACGTAGGCAAGAGCTTCGTGACAGGATAACTCAGCTAAGAAATAGTCAGTCGGGCGAACAATTATTAAATAAGTTGCGCAGTAATACTATTAAGTTAGATAATGCTGTTCGAGATAAAGAGTTTGAGATTATTAGAGCTAGGTTACAATTGCTTAAGCAAGAAAATAATAATTTTGACGCAACACCTATTGAAAATATTTTAAATAGTATTCAAGGTGTTGATACTCAAATAGGTAATTTAGCGGTTGAACGTTTAGAGACAGAAACCGATATTGCTAGTCTTAAATTAAAGGCCGCTCAAGCTGCATTAGACATTTCTATTAAAGAAGGTAATGCAGGAACTAGATTCCTTAGCCAACAAACTTTTGAGTTAAAAAAGCAGACTGATATGTTACGAGAAGGATCTGGGTTCTTTGCTCAAATACCTTTTGTAGGTCAACAATATCAATCATTGTTCGATAACTTTAGATCAGTTACAGGTAGAATACCTACTGAAGAAGAGAACAAAAAGCTTCAAGATACCGCTAAGTATCAATCTTTAGTTACAGCTCAATTAGACGCTCAAAGAGCTCTAGCTCCTGCCTTAGAAGAAGGCTTTATGAGTTTCTACGATAATATGATCTCAGGTAACTTAACCCTAGCAGAATCATTTAAGCAATTAGCAATTTCTGTAATTGCTGATTTAGCTAGAATGTATACTAAAGCCTTAATTACTCAAGCTATTATGGCAATGATACCAGGAGGCTCTTCAGTAGCAGCAGCTTCTAGTGCAACAAGTAGTGCTAGTCATTTAACAGAAAGTAATTTACCAGCTATACCTAAATATGCTAAAGGTGGAATTAACGCTGGTATGAATGCTGGTGTAGTCAATAATCCTACTTACTTAGCTGGAGAAGGTAGACACAACGAAGCTATAGTTCCTTTACCTAATGGAAGATCTATTCCAGTAGATATGGCTGGCTCTAATAGTCAAACTAACAATATTAATGTTAGTGTAAAAGTAGACGGTAATGGTAATGCTAGTTCAGCGGTTACTGGAGATAATATGCAACAAATGGGTAGTCTTATTGCTCAAGCGGTTCAAAAGGAACTACTGGAACAAAAACGTCCAGGAGGTATATTGAATAAAAATGGAGTTTCATAATGGCAACAATAAGTTTTATTATACCAGCGTCCAGTGGGATAGTAGGTAGCGATACCACTATCCTAGCGGATAAAGGGGCCTCTATTAAAGCGTCACCAAATGTTAGAAAAGCAACATTTGGTGACGGCTATGAGCAAAGACTTCCGGACGGCATAAATAGTATTAACAAGGAAATCAATCTGACCTTTTCTCCTAGAGAAAGTTCCGAGATAGATGACATAATAGACTACTTTGAGTATTTAAGGGCTACAACAGCCATTACTCTAACACTCCCTAACTCTAACAGAACAGAAACTTTAAAAGTAGTAGTAGAAGAATGGAGTAAAAACTATGCATATGATGAATTTTACGTTGCTACAGCTAAACTTAGAAAGGTAAATGAAGCATGACAGAATTAATTAATAATCTGCAAAAGCAAGATCCAAATAGTGGGGGTTTAATCGAGTTATTCGAGGTTGAGCTTGACGATGGGTCTTATGCTTATTTTTGTGCAGATGTTAATTCAAATTTTCAATCAGTACAATTCCGCGATAGGACAAACCCGTCTACAATCAGAACTTATGTAGCGTTACCTATGGAATTTACTGGATTTGAGGTGTCTACGGAAGGTACTATGAACCGACCTAGAATTACATTTGCTAACGTACTCTCTTCTTTTGAAGATACAATTGGCATTTCTAACGAAGAATTAATCGGTAAAAAGATTTTCCGTAGACGTACCTTAGAAAAATATTTATATGGCAACTCCGGGGACTCTAGCCCCCCATTAGAATATGGCATTCAAAGCTATGTAATAGACAGAAAAGAAACCGAAACTAATTTAGCTATTATTTTCGAATTAGCAAGCCCATTTGACCTAGGTACTATAAAAATCCCTAGAAGACAGATAATTCCTAATGCGTGTAATTGGATCTATCAAGGAGCTGGTAAGGATTTAGTTGAAAATCTAAAAAAGGGTGGGTGTAGTTGGAGAACAGATTCACTTATTCATGATAACGATGGAACAAGTCGTCGTATTATGTTTGATAAAAACGATTATCCAATAATTACCGATGTAGTGGCTACTTCAGTAGGCGTAGCAGTTACTACACCTGCTGTACAGGATAGTTTGTATTATGCTCCCAAGACTTTAACTAGACGAAACTTAGATGGGTCAACCACTTCTGTCTCTAACAATATATATTGGCAAGCACTAGCTAATAACACTGATGCTAGTCAAGAAACTCCTAGTGAATCCAACTCTATTTATAGAAGAGTATTAATTCATACTATATGGAATAACTCAACAACATACTATTCGTATGAAGAAGGTTCAATTTATAACGACGCTGTACTAAGTGATGGACACATTTGGAGGTGCAAAGTAACTACTACAGGAGTACTGGCTCCAACCTTTGGCCCTTTATGGGAGCGTATTGACTTATGTGGTAAAAGATTAAGTTCATGTGCTAAAAGGTTCGGCGCAATAGGTGGTAGTATTACACTACCATCCACAACACTAGCTAATAAGGAGCTACCATATGGAGGATTCCCTGCATCAAGAACATTCCAAGGTTAAGGAACATATTTTCGAAGACTACCCTAAAGAAATTTGCGGAGTATTTACAGGTAAAAATGTTAATTACCACAAAATTACTAACATATCTGAGGGGGATGATGAATTCATTATGGACGGTAAGGAATATACTAAACTTAGACTAACTAAAGATGTTATTGCAATTGTCCACTCACATAACGGGTCCTGCGAGGCTAGCAAATGGGATATAGCTCAATGTAACTCACATAAGTTACCTTTTGTTATTTATGGAGACGACGGTATAAATGTTATCTATCCAGAAAAAAGAGCTTTAAAAGGTCGCATCTATGAGTTCGGAAAATTTGATTGTTTTGAAGCAGTAAGGGATTGGTT